TATGCCTTATAATACGCTGGGAACACATCTTCTGGTTCTTCACAGCGGATAACTTCAATGTTTCTCAACATACCTCGAATCGACTGTGTGAAGTCACCTGTATGTTGTACTTGAGGGTTTAGCGGCCTTTCTGATCCGATGCCCACCCTTATAATCGCCTTGGGTGTATATTCGCCGTGTGAAAAAGCTAGCATGCGATCCAAGTGATTAACCAGCTGATTCATGGCGCATAGAAGAAAGTTCCAACGCGGATAGATGCTAACTGGGACAGAACCGTTGATCGCGAGGCCATTCGTGATTCCCATCTGCATTTCTTCATCAACTGGCATTTCAATTAGTTTATCTCTGTCTACACCCTTAAGAGTGTTTGTCATTGCAGTGCCGGCATAAGCTACTGCTTGTCCTAGAAATACCGTATCTTCTTGCTCTCCGAGATAAGTCATTGCTCGTTGCAGTTCATCAAAATATTTACCCATTGTTATATCTCCTTAGATATTTGTCAAACAAATCGTGTTCTTGTTGGTTTTTTAGCAAAAATTGCATTACGTGATACAATTTTCGGGGTGCTGGAACTTCTTGTTTGACCGATGGCTTGTGTCCCGAGTCCAAATATAAATCATGAGCATATTTCTTTAAATGCTCAAAATCGATTTTCTTTAAATCATATTTAATATCTAAAAAATCTGCTACTTTTATAAAAGTATTGTTGTCAGATATTAAATCTTCGTAGTATACAACCATTTTTGGAGACTTTAGTTGCTCAAACTTATGTATTTGTTGCGCATAGCCGTCAAGGTTGAGTCCCGTTGTTGGACTGGTATCTCCTTTTGCGTTGGTAGTTCCAAAAAGTACCTTATAATCTCTTAGTAATAAAATATGCTTCTTAAACTGCAAATCGGCTTTTCCGGGATCAAGAAGTTCAAACCAGTGCCTATATGAAGGTAGTTTATCGCTACCCCATATTTCCGCATATGTATGCTTATCATTAAAATGTTCACCCATTATATACAACCCTAATGAAAGTAGATGTAACCCACTCCTAGGGTGTGAATAAATGATTACGTCATCTTTGATCAAAACTGCACTCTCTTGCCGGCTCCAGCGTGTGGCCACTTACTTGCGTCGTAGCTATAATATGTTATGTACTCGTCGTTGACATCTTCATAGGTTAACTTCTCAGTTCCCCACGTGGATTTAGTATCAGTACAAACTGATTTGCCATTATCTTCAACGATAAAGTGAATAGGGAGTTTGTGATTTCTGGCATATTTTATACTTACATGCGCGATCGCAGTCTCGGATGTCATATCTCCCATAAAACAATATACTTTTCCCGGGAGGTTTCTCCTTTTAATGTCTAGCGCTGCCCCTACTGCAATCGGAAGAACACCAGTTACGATCCCCGAGCATAGAACCTTTTGCTCAGCAAAGCACAATGAAATAGAGCGCCCCTTAAGAATAGCTGCTTTGAGCTTTTCGGGAGGAACACCTTTGAGAAGACACTGATAATGGCTTCGCCAAGATCCGAAGACCCAATCATCATCGCCAATATCATGCTTTCGAAATATCTCCAACATTTGCTCTTCATTACCATTATATAAGTGAACGGGTGCGCGGATTTGTGCGTCATCAAAACAGGCTGCAATGTCGTTCTCAAAATCAATCAAATCTTCTTTCGTTAACATATCAATCTCCCAATAGTTTTCTTTTAAGTTTTATTTTTGTCATATCTTCAATAGACTGGCGCGTGGCTTTTCCTCGCTTTTCCTCAATCATATCCAAATATCTATCGCTGGTGTAGTATTTTGTAAACGCTTCGTCTCTGAAGCCTAACACTTCGGCTGCTGATATATGTTTAGTTGACAGCGGGTGCGTCTCGTATGAATGTTGTGAGAATCCCACATATGTTTCTGGAAGCTCCCAGCCTTCTCTCAATGCATCGAGATATAACTTCGAGCCGGGGTAAGCCATGGTTGAATAGAAGTTTGCAAACTCACAGTTGAGTTCCATTGCCATGTCCAGTGTATCTTGCATGGTCTCGATAGTATCCTCGGGGAGCCCAAAGATATAGTTACCGATGACGTCGATGCCAGCGTCTTGGATCTTCTTTACTAAATCCTGAATCTTTACATCTGTGAACTTACCCTTTGTTACATCCTTTCGAACTTCAGTGTTTCCCGATTCGATTCCCAAGGCTAGCCAGTTAACGCCGGCTTTCTTTAATGTTTCAAGATATTCTTCTTTAACTGTATCTACACGAGCGTACGCCCAAAAGTTAAAGTCATAACCTCTCTCAATAATCAAGTTGCATAGCTTCATGAAATGGTCTTGATTTAAGACAAACATTTCATCAGCTAGTTTAATATTCCGGATTCCCATTTTATGGAGAGTTTCAAACTCTTCAATCATAAATTCTGGTTCCCAATATCTAAACTTATTACGTCCGTAGTCCCAATTTTCCAAGTTATTGTTGCCGAATGGCGCGTTAATACAACAAAAACTACAGCGGAACGGACAACCTAAGCTTGTATACAAAGAAGCGAACGGCTGACGGTCATCTCCATTTGTCATTGCATGCCAGTTAGATGTGCGGTACTTATCCATCGGAAGCAAGTCCCATGCCATCCCGGGTAGCTCCGTAGAGAGCTTCTCTTGCGGTATAATCGGCGCAGGGCGTGTGCAAAGGGCCTTACCATCAACTCGGTACCAAAGCCCGGGGACGGTGCTTAGAGCGTCGGGATCGTCCATATCGATTTCTAAGAGCTTTTGAATAGTGTAAGGACCTTCACCTTGGCAAACAAAATCAGAGCCTTCGGTTTCCAGCGTGTGTCGAGCGACGGCTGAGGGGTGTAATCCGATGAGGATCGTCTTAAGTTCTGGAGCGATTGCGTTCAGTTGTTCTATCAACCTTCGTGCGCCAATCATATTCTGAGTTGATGCTGAAGGCTGTTGACCATATACCACTATCGCCACCAAACGAGGATTCTGCTCTTTTACCCGGGTTGCTGATTCTGATGCGTCTATTCTTTCTGCTTCACAATCAAGAATGTTTGTAGTAAATCCTTTTGTGAGGGCATTTTTTGCCAGCAGTGCTGCCCATATAGGCGGTTCAATCGCTGAATAGTTTTTACTCAGCTCTTGATAAATTATCTGGGCGCCATTGGGATGGACGAATAATACATCTATCTGTTTCATATTAATAGTTTGCGTACCAAGGGCTTTCTATAATAGCATATGCAGTTATGAGTTGTCTGATTCCATCATCGAGATCATATGCGCACTTGTAGCCTTTATTATAAATCTTATCGCTACTAACAATGTAGTCGCGGGTATCAGGATCGCTGTTAATCTCTGCGCGGATTATCTCTAGAGGAAGATGCTCTTGAATCTTTTCGGCTAGCTGGAGCTTGTTCATATTCAGTTCGTCATTTCCAAGATTATATGTTTCATTTTTACAATCTTCCCAGTTACGGAGCACAAACATAAAGCCGCGACATACATCATGAAGATGCACATAGTTGCGCATGAACTCACATTCATACAACACCAAAACTCTCTCGCGCAATGTCTTAAGAACAAAGTTGTTTACAAGGAGGTCAGTGCGCATGCGTGAGCCCGGGCCGAAAACAGTAGCCAATCTAAACGTTATGCAGTTGTCAACATCCTGATATTCTTTCTCTGCCGCCACTTTGGTGCGTCCGTAGAGCGAAATAGGATTAAGGGGTGATTCTTCTGTACAGACAGAACCATCGACACTAACGCCGTAGCCAGAGTTAGTGCAGGGGTAGATAACCTTTTGATTTGGCTTTTTGTTTTTTGCTATCCAAGTATTAACGTCATGGTTAATCTCTTGGGCACCACGGGGGTCCTCATCGCACAAAGGAAAGCCAACCAATGCCGCCAAAGGTATAATAATGTCTGCTTCTGCCATAAGGCGTTCCATCAATAGAACGTTTCTAACGTCCCCCTTGATGAAGCTAAAATCTGGATTGTTGGTATAGCGCAGCAACGATGTCGGATCATACATTAAGTTATCGAGCGCTGTTACAGTATATCCTGCGTGGAGTAAGTAATCGATCAGTTCAGAGCCTATATAGCCGGCGCCTCCTGTGACTAATACGTGTTCTTTTTTCATCTAATAATTCCCCTTGTATGTTTAGCAATAGCAAGACAGGCTGTCAAGCCCGGTGATTCTATTCCTACTATGTTGATAAAATTCTCATGTTTTTGGTTATTTTCTATTACAAAATCTCTAAATTTCTCGCCGGGAGCTTGAAGTTTTGGTCTTATGCCAGTTAACGCTGGTTCTATCTCGCACCAACCGATATCTAAATATCGATTAATCGCCTCATAAAACTGGGGCTTGTTATTCTCTTTCATATCATAAGAGAGATTGTCTACATAATATGCATTTGGTCCGAAAAGAAGTCCGCCATTTAAATCTAGTACCGTATGAATTCCCAAATACTTGCCTTGAGGATCCGGTACCGGATAAATCAGCTTTTTCATATTCCTGTGTTTATTGGTTTTATAATACTCGCCTTTACACCAATGGATCTTATAATCATTTATTCCCACCATTGCCGCAATAGTGTCGCTCCAGAGCCCTGCAGCGTTAATTACTATTCTTGTTTGTATAATATCATTATTTGTATCAGTTGTCAACTTATAAATGTTATTTTTTTTATCAATCGATGTTATTTCAGTATTATACAGAGTGACCACCCCCGCATTTAAGGCTGACGCCTCAAGCTGCTGCATAACTGAATGGCTGTCTATTATTCCTGTGGATTCTACGTGGAGTGCCTTTGTTGCTTTAACGGCTGGCTCTATTTTGGCGATCTCTGATTTGCCAATCATTGACATACCTACTACCGCGTTTTTCTTCCCCTGCTCATAAAGTTGATCAAGAATAGGTTCTTCTTCTGGGCAGGTAGCCACAATCAATTTTCCACATTTCTTATGCGGTATATCATATTTTTGTGCAAATTTATAAAGCAGTTTATTGCCCTCAACACATAGTTTAGTTTTAAGGGCGCCCTTGGGATAATATATGCCGGAGTGGATAACTTCGCTATTATGACTCGAAACGTGCTGTCCGAAACTTGACTCTTTTTCAACTAATATGATATTATCATATACCGAGGATAATTCTCTAGCTACAGCTAATCCTACAAGTCCGGCTCCAATAATGACAACATCAAAGTCATAAACCTCAGTCATTATCCCAGCTGATTTCCCAATCTTTAAAGTCGGCTGCTAAACAATCAATCTTATAATCTTTTCTGCCGCCGTTAATCTCTTGAATCCTGTTTTTTGCCACATTCCGAAGACCGTTGAGTCCGTGAGTTAGCGATAAATTGCCAGAACCTGAGCCGGCTCTAACTTGAGACTCATTGTGCCAAATGTGCAAGTTCATCTGAGAGAGGACAATTATCGCTCTTACAGTTTCCGCGTTCATTTTGCCGGAACTAGAATCGAGAATCAACTGGATATCATGGCAGATATCTGAGATTTCCTGGGCATATTCAGCTTTGTGTTCGGGGATAAATACTTCTTTGAGTTGTGCAATCGACAGGCGATCGATCAAATCGGAGAGTGTAGGAAGGTATTTACGTTGTTGACTCATTTTCATTCCTTATAAATTGTGAGAAGTAATTTTTATATTTATTGTAGTTCGCTTCACCGAATACGTTTTTATGCTTAAAGAAGACTTCCGCCTCTTCTTTTCCCCTAGGGATTTGATTTTCTGTTGAGGTTGATAATCCCTCAGAATTAAAGTAATATAACCCTAACGGAATATCAATTTTCTTAAATTTAGAACCTGACGCTACCATTCTTAGAAAAATGTCCCAATCTCCAGCATACGATAAGCCTTCATCAAAATATCCACATTTTTCGTGTACACTCAGCTTCCACATAGGCATTGGCCCTGGCAAGCACTTAATCATGTTCTCCGGAGAAAACTCATTACGCGAATGCTCGTAATAGGCTCCAGACGAAGAGTTTGTCTCTACGGTCTCATTTGGCTTTGTAGTCTGTAGACAGTCTGTATAAACAAGATCTATATCCTCGTGATAGTGGAGATGTTTTGCCATAATCTCAAGATATTCTCTATGATGTCTGTCATCAACGCATGCTTGAGCAAAGAACTCACCCGTTGCCATGTGGATTGCCATATTTTCAGTTTCCATTACTGACGCCCTATGATCTAATCGCTTGTAAATTACATTTTCATGCTCTTTCATAAACTCTTCGATGTATTGACTCTCGTTTTCGGGAGAGTTGGCATCAATAATGATCAGTTCGCACTGATCAAAGATTGTCTGTTCTTGCATAGACTTCAGAAAGCCTTCAATATATTGTTCGCCGGCATATAGGGGACAGAATACCGTAATCTTTGGCAGGTCTAAGGGCGGGAAGTATTTTATTTCACTATTGTTGATTAGTTTAATCCAGCGCTGACGAAGATTCTGATTGTTTTGTCTTATAAAATCTAAAAGTTCGTTGCCCTTCAGCTTAAAGTAGTCTTCGCTGGTGGCGCCTATCAGGCTGTTTGTTATAAGTTTACAGCCCAGGATCCTTGATTCAATAGAAAAACGATTATATGTCTCTAACCATTGCGGAAAGAATACTAATGTTTCCACTTGGGAGATATCTCTAATAAACTCAGGAAATGGCTTGCCTTGAATTAGCTTAAAGTCTAATCCTTTTCTCTGACAATAGGCGATCGCTGCGGGCATGCCTTTGTTGCGGTTATTGGACTGGAGAACTCCATACTTAATTATTTTCTTCGCGCCCATATTATTCTCTAAAGTGGCGAGTTGTTCCTCATTCCATATGTTGCCGCCTAAATTTACAATATTGTTTATTAGGAGGTTGCGTTGGACGACTCCGGCATGCTTCCTAGACTGACACAGTACCGCTAACGCATTCTTATAAAATGCCTTATTTTGTATTTGTCTTTCTGGCGCAAGAAAATCTTTGTATAAGGAAGGATTATTTGAGCGGACATATTTGTGATCGTGCTCTAAAATAACATATGTTGTTTTTGCTAAAGCTACTTTTACATTCTCAGCAAGTTGAAAGAAGTTCGCGACAATGAAGAACTTATCAAGATTATTCTCAACAAGTTGAACAGTTGCACGGTCAGACTTTAAACTATCAATCTTTACGTCCGGACTTAAAAGTTTCATCAGAGCATCATTACAAAACTCAGCGCCACCCATTACCTCATTGATAAAGAAGTCGGATATAAAGATTACTTCTTTGCTAATCATACTCTACCACTTGGTCCAACACATCTCTCCATTGTTCTTCTTCTGGGTTCCCAGAGAACTTAAGAACGGCGTCCACCATGGCTTTATATTGTTTTTCCTGCGAAAATCTCTCCTGCACGGATTCAGCAAAGGTGTCGGCAGATGTTGCAACACTTCCTTCTGTTTGATTTATAATATCATTATAACAGTCGCGCATACACTTCTTTGCAGACTGTTCGCGAGGATAAGCCCACATTGAGTCGGCGATTAAGACACCATCCCAAACAACTGCTGGCTGTACTTGGTTGAGATCGAAATTTACGTTGTAAAAGTTTGATTTGCCCTCTTCGTCAACAAGAAAGTCCAGCTGACCAGACCAACCGGTTGCAATGACAGGGGTACCAGAATAGGCTGCTTCAAAAATCGGTAAACCAAAGCCCTCGCCATGAGCTAGGGATAAGAATGCGGAAATCTTAGGATGTGTTTGGAGGGAATGCATTTCTTCGTCGGACATGTCACCGTGCAGAAGATATACTTTACACTTCTTTTCTCCCAATTGGGAGACTAGCTGTCTAAGATTTTGCATTGTCATCTCGCGGTCGAGCAGACAGTTCTTTGCAGCGTAACACTTTACAACAAGCCCTATTTCTTCGTCTCGAAACTCTTCAACAAACCATTTAATAGTGTTTGGCACGTTTTTGCGAGGGCCCAATTGGGCTGCTACTAGGAAATTGTGTTCGTATTCTAAGTCTAAATCAACATCTGGAAGTTCCTGGAACTTCTTTGCTGGGTAGTTAACTGTCTCAATTGGAGTTTCTAACTTGAGAATCATTGTTTGGTTTGTTTGTTGATTGGACAGTTGGTAGTCCGTAGCTAAAAAAGTATTTTTCGCATGGTTGGAAACTACAATAATACCAGTCATCTCATTGCCCTTTTGGATCCATTGATGTGATGTTTTCGTAGTCTCAATCCCGGCTGTGTATCCAATATTAATCGGCGCCGGCTTGTCCCATTCATTTGGAATTGTAACTTGGAACGATATATCAAACTGTCCGTTTTGTTGGATGTATTGCAGGGTCTTTTCTATAGTTCTATCAATCCAAGCCCTCTCAGGGGTATCCTCATTGGTCCACGAGGTTTTCCCCCATTCTAAAGGCTGAATATAGATATCGAAAAGATCTGGTCGGGAAGCTAGTGCGCGCATTGCGAATCTAGCCTGTTCTCCGTATCCCGATCTTGTTAGAAGGGGTCCTCTAAAGAATACTTTCTTTTTCATTACGCTACCTCCAATAAATGCCAGCGTTTATATTGTTTTCTCTCTTCCCATGATCCGTATGTTTCAACAACATCATCCATAATCTTAACCCAGTTTTTCTCATAATCGTCAAAGTTATAGTTTGCACGAACATGTTCTCTACCTTGTATCGACATCTTCTTGTAAGTCTTTGGTGCGATGTTCAGAGCCTTTTTGAGGGTGTTGGTGAAAGCTTTCTGGGTGATACGATCCTCGTAGATATATGGCACTTGTAGGGAACCAATAATCGCCTTCGAGGAAGGTTCTAAACCGTAGCCAAACCAGTTCTTTCCATCGGTAACCTGCTCTTGCAAGCCTCCTGTCATATTAACAATAATAGGAGTTCCGCATGCTAAAGACTCTAACGTTCCTAGTCCAAATCCTTCTGCATCTGAGATATTAATGGTAAAATGCGCAGCGTTGTACATTGCTGCGAGGTCTTGTGGAGAAACCTTATCAGTTGAAAGCAAAACCTGTCCGTCTGTTATATTAAGGTGGTTCAAGATATGAGGCAAGTCTTGTCCGTGAGGATCTCGCGCATCAGTATGCATAAGCAGAGTAGCTTTGTCATGACCCACTTCATCTAAGAACTCTTTAAACCACCAAATAAGTGTTCCAGACTGTTTTCTACGTGCATTTCTATTATTCCAGAAAAAGATTTTCTTCTCCGGGTTGGCGAACTCTGTTGAGGCTCCAACGACGCGTTCACGAATAACAGCGGTTCTTGCAAGATCTTCATCTGTTTTGAACTTATAGAAAGACTCCGAGTCTACCGCATGTGGAAGATACTCGCTGTCTACGTCTGGAGCAACTGTATCTAGAATACCCTTTGTAACCTTTGATATACAAACTACCTTATCATTAGATTTGTAGTAGTTTGCATTATAGAACGGTGCCGGGTTGTTATCCCATACATGATAATAAACCATTGGGACGTTGATTCTCACTTCGTTCTCGATTTCCCACAGCCACGTATAAAAACGAGGATCTGTCATAAACCACAATACATCCGGTCTTTCTTTCTGGAGTATCGAGCGTATGATTTCGGGGTTTCCATATCCATCGACAGGGAATATTCGCCAGTCTTCCCCATAGGGATCAACCTTCTGCATTTGGTATTCTCTGTGTTTTACTGCTCCGCCTAAGCAAACAAATTGATAGCGCCCTGTTTTAAGGAGCGCCTCGATCATATACCGGGTTTGGGTTCCAACCCCGGATGGCGAAAGCGGGTGATCGGAGAGCACCAAAACTTTCTTTTTCTTCATTAAATTATCCTCACTTACAGTGTTCTGTGTTATAAAATTTGCATCCGAAGCCGGATGTACAGGACGCCTTATTCTTGATAGTTCGTCCTTTCTTGATGTTCCAAAGCGCGGTTCTTAAAACCTTTAAAGCGTTTTCAGTTTTCTTTGGACCACTTGTTACTCGAAAGAATTCAACTCTATTGTTTTTAGCTGTTCTTTTGAGTAGAGCAAAGTGTGTTTCAATATGTTTTGGATCTGTGTCTGTCTTTTGTGCGAAGAAGTGCTTATAAAGGGTTAGTTGATAAGTTGTCATTTTTTCGCTTTTACGGCGAGAGTTCCAACCCCAAGAACAGGTCTTCCAATCAAAGATGTGCACTTTTCCATCAGGTGTCGCGACGATAGCATCGATGTATCCCTTAAAATTGTATTTTTCTTCGTCTTTTATAGACTCATAAAGCGCAAGCTCCGTTGCCAACACTTCGTATTCGCCGAAATAATCACTCAGAGCATCTTCAATCTCAGGCAAAATTGCTTTGCCTTGATGGTGCATGTCGGAGGTCATCTTAGGGTCCACCTCAACATCATCTGGTAGTTTGGCGATATTTTCCTCAAACGCTTTAACAAAGTGCTCTTCTTCGTTAAAACTCTCTTTTAGAAGCTTCTTCTCACATACATCATGAATAGCGGAACCAAAAGCAGTGTAGGCATTTCCCTTGAAACCATCTATCTTATCTACTCTTGTTAATTTATGGTAAAAGGCGCAAAACGCCCAATCTTTTAACTCACTATAACTTATGTGCGGCACACAAACTCCATGTTTCTTATTATTATAACCACATCAAATGCTTTCGTCAAGGTTTTTTATGTCGTGAAGAAAAAAAAGTTTTTGTGCTAACACTGGGGAAATCGTTTTAAGCAGTGTTTTATTCGCATAAAGATAAAAATCAGTGAACCCTGTTGCAAAGTATTCTCTTAGCGACGTGGCTGCATAAGCGTTTATAAATAATCCAGTGCATATCATCCTCAGCTTATCTCTTCCCACTGTTTGAAACAAGAAGTTATCGAAATCTTCGTCATACTCTGTATTGGTAAACCAGCTTTTGGGAGCTTTGTAGCCAAGAGCGTTTAACTTATTATAGAGTGAGCCTCTTTTTTGTAGGAACTCAGATTTTATTCTTTGGTCTGCATATATCTCGTAACCATACGGTGTTTCGATCGAATGTGCGATCTCATGCACTATATCGTCTATCAGATCTTCTTCGCTTTCTTGAACGTTTGATATATGTAAGATCCCGTCTTTGTAAAAGGCACTAATGTACCTTTCTTCAAATTCTTTGAAATGCCCGATTATGATCATCTCCATTTCTGATAATAGGTGATCGGGGATCTTTTCTTCAACTGAAGCAACAACTGCTTCGGGGCTGATATCTGGGTTTTCTATCTGATTTTTAAAGTAAACATGGGTGCCGCGGCTGGTATAAAAATCATGTCCCGGCTGGTTCAGTTTCATCTGTTTCTGTCTTAAGTGTTCCTGCATCATTTAGTCCTAATTGATATCCTCTTAGAAAGTTTTCCTCTGCGATAACATAAACTAATTCCGGAAAATCAGCGGCCACAGTTTCAATAATCATATGGGCTGTTACCTTCTCATTGTCCGGTTGTAATTTTGCACCGGTATAATTAATGAGATATTGTTTTAGTTCCGAATTATTGTCCGGCGTTGTCGCCAGCATAGGGTTGGTGTGTACCTCTTCTTCAGTAATCACGTTTGTTTCTTTAGTTGTCATGTTATTTACTCCTATTAATAGTATAACACATTAAATCTTATTTGCAAGTATATTTATTAAATATATTAATCGGCGGGTGAATTATCTATAAAACCTTAGCTGCCATCGTTGCAACTTCACTTCTTTCGCCCTTTTTAAATGTAACATGCCCTGCAATTGGAAACTCTTTAAACTTTTCCACTGCATGAGCGAGCCCATTTGATGTTTCATTGACATAAATATTGTCAATCTGTTCAATATCGCCTGTAAGTATCACCTTGGTTCCGTCTCCGACGCGTGTGATAATTGTTTTAATCTCGTGCATGGTAAGGTTTTGAGCTTCGTCAATAATCATGAACGCATTTGCAATCGACCGGCCACGAATATATGTAAGAGCTTCGATTTCAATCTTGCCTTTCTCCATATACATCTCAACCGACGCTTTATCTCCCATCAAGAACTTAAGATTATCTTGAATCGGCATAAGCCATGGAAGCATTTTCTCATCCACTGTGCCCGGAAGGAATCCTATGTCCTTCCCCAGCGGTTGGACAGGGCGGGAGACAATCATGCGTGTATATGGGTTTTCCCGGAGACCTATGGTCTGTTGTAGTCCGGCTGCTATGGCAAGAAGGGTCTTACCACTCCCGGCCATTCCGACAAGAGAGACGACCTTTACGTCCGGATTTAATAAAAGATCGATGGCGAAAGCTTGTTCTTTGTTGCGAGACTTGATTTTCCAGTCTGGTATAGCCCCGTGGATCACTTTCCGAAGCGGGCGGTGAATATCTCTAAAACGTGCCAAAGCAGTCTTTTTGGGATTAGCATTAGAAACCATCATAACATATTGGTTTGGATACCACTCGGTTTCCATTTCACTATCAGAAATAAACACATCTTCATCATTGTAGAACCGATCGATTACAGCGTCATCGACAAGATGTTCTGCGAAGCCCTGATACAACTCTGCAGAGCTTTCAAGCGCTTTATCTGTATTGTATTCTTCTGACTTTATTCCAATCGAATCACAAATAACCCTCATGTTGATGTCCCGGGAGACTAAAATTGTCTCTCTGGGTGCTCTTTTTGATTCTTTGAGATGTTCTTTAGTTATGATCGCTTGGGCAGTGGCGATTATAACGTGATCGGGCACTCGGAGATCCAAATCCGGAGGAAAAGAGATAGAAGAAGTTACACAGGAATAAGACATCACTGTTACCAATCCTTTTCCTTTTTCAATTCTCACCCCTGTATTAAGATTGCCGCGGTGACGGATTTCGTCGAGGATACGGATTATGCGGCGCGCATTGACTCCGACAGAATCTTGGCGCTTTTTATGCTTATCAATTTCTTCTAATACCTTAAGGGGTATAAAAATATCATGATTGCTAAACTTGTATATTGCTTCTGCGTCAGTTAAATAGACGCTAGTGTCTAATACATAATTCTTCTTTTTGCTCATGTAATCCTGCATTTAATGGTACTATCGATAAATAGTCTCTTGCTTAAACAAATCTTATTTTATATTACGCCAAAATGGTGCCCCCACCTCGACTCGAACAAAGCACTGCGGGTTACAAATCCGCTGTTTTACCAGATAAACTATAGGGGCTAAAGTGGTTTTCGACGTCTCAGGAAACCACAAACCCCTGCCTGCGTGACGTTCGGCAGCCACGCACCGTTATTGTTTACCCGACGGTGCAGCGGACGCGGTGGCTAGTTAAATGTCAGAGTGCCATTTTCTGTGGGGACACTGACAGTCCATAAGGAAAGTGGGGCATGTTCTTCCAATAGTAGATTACCTACTGTAGTGATCACCTCTGTTGATAAGGTGCACTCTCCTCTCTTGTGATCGTATGCATGGACAGATGAATCGATAAAGTCTAGATCATAGAAATTCTCGGTGATAACCTCGGCAACGAAATCCGTAAATTCGAATTCACCGCGGTCATAATCCTCGAGATACCCTTCGGAACGGAGATGGTTTAAGATTCCATCGGAGGTGTCGCCGTATTTGGTGGACGCATTCAGTTTTGGGTGCTCTGTGATTAGTTCCGCGAGTGTAGAAATAACGTCGGTATCTTCGATCGCTGTATCAATCGCTGTCTCGTTATGCACAAACACATCGGTTGCGCCCTCGTAAGTCATCGTAACTTTGGTGTCGTTTGAAAGGTTTAGGTTTTTGATTTTGTTGATAATACTCATTTGTTCTCCCTTATAAAGTATAATATTATTTTAACATGAGAAGGTTATTGTGTCAACTTTTTTCCCACAAATAATCAGCCCACAAATCTGATGCGCGTGTATCACTTAATAAAGAGCTGAGAATACTATACTTTGGTGCATATGGTTTTCGCGATAGGCTCATTGCACTATCTCTTAAAAGCTTGTCTCCTTTCTTTTGATTACACGACTTGCATGCTGCCACCAAATTTAGCCATGTATTGGAGCCGCCGCGAGATTTTGGTATTACATGGTCTATTGTCAATTCAAGGGGAGGAAATTTATGTTGACAATATTGGCACTCATTATTATCTCTCAATAAAATATTTCTTCGATTTGGCGTTAGGTTATATAATCTAAACTTTATAACCCTGTGTAGAACTATAACCGCCGGTAGAACGAAACTCTTATCTACGGTATTTATCTTTTTCCCATAGTTTTCGACGGAAGTAGCTTTGCCAACAAGGCATAAGACAAAAGCCTCGATCGCATCAATCACCCCTACGGGTCGATAAGAAGCGTCAAGTTTTAGAGTCAAAGTAGAATGTCCCATATTATAGTTAGGGCTGCAGCTATCGTTTTCTTTTATTTTTCTGACACCTTGGAGGTATATCTGTGGGGTGGTGTTTCAAATTGTCGGACATTTTCTACCAAGTCTGACGAACTTGCTAATTTTTTGTCACCGCCGATGCTCCACAAAAGTTTAACTCCGAGTTCCTCGCATACATGCTGCTCGGGCGTGTTGTCGCGGCCGCGGTTTCCACCATTAGCGAAAAATGTTGGTTTATGTCGACGGATTGCTTCGCAAACAGTGCCATCGCTATCATTTACAGAATCAACCAGTATAACACCTTTGATAGCGTTCAATATCAACGCCCGGGCCTCAAAGTCCATAAACACAAAACCCTTTTTGCGAAATAACCATTCGTCAGAATTGGCGATCACAATTACGTCTCCATGTCGTGCTGCGGCACGAATCAGTTTTATGTGTCCGGCATGTACCGGATCAAAACCACCAGAAACCATTACAGTAGGTTTTTCTTCTTTTTTCTTGTCAACCATATCCCTATAGATTGCCATTTTATACTCCTTAAAATATAATTAGTAGTAATTTAAATTGTTTCAAAGCGAGCGCTTTATAGAATAACATAACCCACTTCGATTAAATCGCCGGGGGATGGCTCAAAGTCTAGTAGAATCATATTTGCTGCGGCATCATAGTTCCACTCTGTAATCTCTGTGCCATTTAAATAAACTACAAGACTTTCTATAACCGGTATTCTCGTTAGTGGTATTTCATCCACTATTCCAACAAGAAAAGTGCTGTCGGCTAGCCATAGGCTCCAATCGCTGCATAGGTCAACCGCTTCTTTGTAAAACCGAGTTGAAAGTTCTATATATTTCGTACCTATCATATTGGTGTAAGAGCTATCACATGTAGACTCTTCGGTGAGAACGATAGTAACAACGTCTTGTTGTACTTCAGAGAACTCTGACCTCAGCCAATCATAAAATATGTTTGTCGGTATTGAACTTTGTTCGTCTTCATCAGAGACAAAAATGAGTAATTTATCGGCACCATCACGGAAGAAATCGGCGCCTTCAGGGGTTTGTGTTGTGAATTCATACATGGCGGCGAATGCTTCTTCTGTTCTATCTTCCCCTAAAGTATACGGTGCCATAAGCATGTCAAGGATAGAACTATTCTGATCATAAGGCCCATTAAAATAAGTTTCGCGAAGACTAGTATTAATATATCCGATTCGATAGTCAGAAGTGAGCTGTTCAATATCTATTCTTAAAAGCTCGACGCCGGCGCTAACACTATCGTAGTTATCATTCATCGAGCCCGATGTGTCGAGTATTATTAAAACATCTAAATGCTCCGGAGGAGATTGCTGGTAAAAAGAGTCTATCACCACTGTCGTTGGGCGAATTTCTTCTATAATATCATATTTTACCCCATAATCAGGACTGCATGAAAGAAAAGCCACGCACATCATCAAAAATGTTGTCAATGTTTTTAGTATTTTATTTTCTTTAGTGATCATCGCAGTCGCATGGAGCATACCCACAGCAAGGGCATCTAAAAGGGGGTTCTTCTATATTATTTAGTTTGTTCGTAAGGAAACAAGTCGCTTTCGCGGACATTTCTAATAATCCCACGTACGTCGATAAAAATTTTGTAATCATAAAATGGATCATCGTATAAGACCTCTAAAATAACACACCTGTGTTCAAGCATGTGTTCATAAGTATTACCCATTGGTCTGTAAATCGCCCAGTCATCCATTTTAAAGTTATAAACTTTCAACTCTTGCTCCTGCTTAAGACACACTCGATTTGACCGGCTGAAATATACAAAATCTTCCCTGCGCTGTGGACCTTATATGCGTAATTTAACCAAATTGTATTTTCTTCTCTGCGACGAAAATCATCAGGATCTATAAGCTCTAATACAATTGCCCAGACTCTCTTGGTAGATTTCTTTCGAGTACGTAAACCCACCAAATCACCAACTAAAATATCTTTAACTAGTCTTTTGGTGGATTCCATTCTTTTAACCGGGCGATACCATTGTCGATCATCACATATGAAGTGTGTGATATCCAATCTCCGCAATTAATATAGGTTTTTATTTCTTCTCTTTCATTAACCCATATAACCGCCTCTGGGATATGGGTATGTCCCAGTATTATCACATCAACGTCACTATTCGCATCCAACAGATCCCAAATTCTTTTTAATTTGCGCTTCTTTATTTTACGAGAGATATACCAAGATGTTATGTCAATATTAAAATAGTTCTCTATTGACCCTTGCACAAGCGACAATAATTTTATCCAAAAACTATCTTTAATCCAGCCTTTGTCGTAAATATCACCATGTTGTACCCTAAACGTTCTACCCTTTTCTTCAAACTCATATGAATTTACAAATTTGACGGGACCAATAGAACTCCCTATGAATCCCATAAATGATATGTCATGGTTACCTACCACATATATTATCTCTTTCGAGGGATCGATCGCCTTAAAAAGAGAAAGTGCCCGATCTGTGAAGATGGGCACTTTTATAAGATCAATAATGTCTCCGTTCAGGATCAATTGATCGTACTCGGTCGATTGCAATAGAGCTTTTACTTGATCAGCTTTATAATATTTACTTCCGATATGAATATCTGATATTATTAGTCGTTTCATTTTGCTCCCTATAATAGTTATACTGTTTCATAAAGGAAGCGCAATGTTTTTTAATATTTATTCAATCGAGAGCGGCACAGATTGTCCAGAGTATATTTGCGTATAGATAGGCAGCCCATCTGGTCCGGGAGCTAACTCCAGCGACAAATTGAAGACCGAGGCGCCTCCGAAGCCTGCGGGCAGGCTTGACAACGCATGAGCCGGTACACTAAAGGCGCCGGCTTCTTCAAATCTACAAAGTACCTGTTCATCACCTGCTGCAGCGGCAAAGAAAACATCGTCTCCGCTAGCATTGGTATAATCTACTAATAGATTGCCACCAGTTGCCGTCAGACTGTTGCTAGAGAAGAATACTTGGCTAGGTATCTCTGCGATGTCAGCGACAGCCCAGGGACCAAAATAAGCCCCGGAATCACCGGCTGCAGAGACAGCAAGAAGGTCCCCTTGGTTAAACTCGGGTCTATCCGTAACAATATCTCCATTTTCATCGCTATGAGTTTGCCATGCATAGAAGGGGAGTACTCCCTGAAGAGTTCTTTCCATACGATAAGATCCGTGCGCATTAGAAACTTCAAACCAAAGTCCTGCAGAGCGAGCAGAGGCCGGAATTCCAGGCCATGAGCTTTCGGGATAGTTAGAGATTATTTCATCATTAGTACCTGACCAACATTCGCCAACTTGCAATGAATCAAGCGGATTATTACAATATGAGATGTCTCCGGGTGGTTCCCAAAAGACTGCGGACAAGCCATCAGCTGCTACTGTCTCTGAACTGTCTTCATTAAGGCTAGCCTCGTAATTCTCCACATTAACGGTGCCGGCAATACGACAAACATCAATTTGGATATCTGGGATAGGTTCACAATCTGCAGCAGAGGAGCCCTCGCTGTCCATAAAGATTGCTCCCTTCGTCTTGTGCCAGTCGCGGCCGCCTACAAAAGTGCTGGCAGTAAAGCTAACATAATCACCAACCATCACAGAACAAACGTAATAGCCGTCCTCATCAGTGGTGACTGTAGACGTTGTTTGTCCGCCTGCGCAGGTAACCTCAGCGCTTCTAACTGGGAAACCGACAAAATCAATGACGCGCCCTGATGCACATGAAGGTACAAATCCTTGATCGCAGTTCCACCATGAAAAATGAGGCGCTTCAAAGGTAAAGAAAAGTCCGTCTTCATCACCAGTGATGGTTCCTACAGATTCTTCAACCCAGATACCTCGCTCAGGACTGAATGACCACGTTGATTGGGTGTCGCCTACGGAAAGCTGGTAATCTTCATTTAAACTACCATTAGTAATTGGGATTTTAATGTTTGCCGGCATGTCTGGATTAACTGTTAGGACTTCTCCATCAATACCATAAAGAGTTATATCAACCATACCATAAGATACAAGCTGTGAGGAGCCATCAGAGCCAATCGCAGAAAGATCTCGTGGCGCAGCATCAAGTTCATCGGTAGTGGGATCGACATGAGTAATCTCTACCATCACATTACCAGTATAAGGATTTCCGGAAACGCCATCGATAAAGCTGTTTGCCTGAAAGTCTACAGTAACGTCATCAAGAGTAATCTGTGAAGTTTCAGTACTATTAAAGGTTGCTACGCCACCGATACCCATCAGTGCTGTATTTGAAGTTGCTGTTTCCCAGCCAATCAGCTCAACAACCTCATAGTTTGAAGCGTAGCCTGACTTGGTGAATTTGATAACGATATTATCATCTGGTGAAACGTTTTCAAGCGTATATGAGCCATCGTCTGCGGTATATGCTACTTCAGTTTCGGTGGACACCAAAACATTCGATAGAGGTTGTCCCGAAAGGTCTTCAACAAATCCGCCAATTCTTCCTATAGGTTGTGTTTCAATAGGGTCGTCAGGGAGGACAGTATCAGTATTGTCAGAGTTAAAACAGCCTGTCAAAGTTAACAGTGCTGCGATTATAAGTGTTTTTGTCATTATTTTCTCGTTTTTGCAGAGTTATAAATCTGCTTTGTTGTTATGTAAGTGGTGGAGGTGGCCAGAGTCGAACTGGCGTCCAAGATAAATCACAATTCAAGTCATTCACAAGTTTATTCAGTTTTAGTCACAAACTGAAAAGCTATACGGTTATAATCTATTGCTTACCGTCCTGTTGCATTAGATGGTTTTGATTTTTACAACTTGTCTGTTGTTTGCTTAGATTGAAAAGAAGGCTCTAAGCAACCTCCCGATTAAGCCGCTAGGCGGACAGATTCGAAATTGTTATTATTATTAGCAATTATTGTTTTGTATCTGCATTTAAAGTCTACTGGTACGTTTGACTACTTGCACTATTCTTCTTTTTTACCCTGTCGAAACCCTTACACCCCCTTTTTATCTTTCTTCTTTTGAAATATAACACCAACTGGTGCATGATTTTGATCATCTAGCCAGATATAGAGTCCGGTTGATTTCTTTTCTTTTTCGGTATGTTTAAATGTGAGTTCTTTCTTGGCTTTTTTCATGGCAGCAGATTCAGTTTTATGAGAGCTGATTAAATCTCCCATAATATAGCGCCCGTTGTATTTATAAAGCTTCCACATTATCATTATCCTTTAATAGTTCAGCCACTTCATACCTTTTGATAGCTTGATATAATTCACTATCTGTAATGCCTAGGAACCTGGCTGCGCTTTTCTTCGAGTTAGTTGTTGAGAGTGCAAACCTTATTAAAGAGTCCTTCATTATATATGAAGCCTTCGACCACAAGCTAAATCCATATGGTCTATTATTAATATGGTTAGCTGAGAGTTCTAATTTAATTGAGATTAAGTCTTCTAATGTTAAATTATTAATACTAACTAATAAACTATCATTAATAAGGTTTTTTGCTTTCAATTTTATAATAACACTCTTATTCTGAGTTGTCAAATTCTTTTTTGCTTTTTTCCGCACATCTCACCTAAAACTCAAGATCAATTTCCTCTTCTGCGGACTCTTCACCGCCCTCTTCAGTGGGCGCTTCTAATTCACCACCCTCATCAGCCACAGCGTCTTGGTAAGCTTGGTTTGTGGGCTCTTCAACTTCTGGGGACAGCTCATCTTCGAACTTATCAAAATACAATTTTAGATTGGCTATAAGATAATCGTAGAATAACTCTTGGTCTTCATTGTTAGACAACAGTTCATAAGAATCAATAATTGAGGTTTGAATCTTTTTGAACGCGTTGAAAGCAACGTTTCGACCGGTCTCATCTGCGCCATCCATTCCAAATTCATCTCTAGGATCAGACTCTTCGGGCTCTTCTTCATCCGCAGACTTCTCTGCGTCTGTACGGATATCGATAAACTTGTCTGCATCTGCGGGTCCTCCGAGATCGACGTCAACAATCTCGGCAAGTGCTTCAATATCATCACCAGCCTCGTTATTTACTTCTGCGGGCGTAAGAGCACCAATGACCGCATTAATAATGTGGGCTCTAAACGATTGTCTTTGGGAGCCATCAGTTGTCAGAAGTTTGAAGTCAGTCTGCAGAACGGGAATAATCTTTTTGAGGAGATCCTCCAGCACGTTGATACCGGTAGATTTATTAGGTGTGGGATCATTATCGGGTGTAACACCTTCAGACAGGTTAGAAAGCTCTATATTTAAAAGACCCCTTACTATGCCACGTAATCTAGCTTCTTCTTCTAAGATCTTAGCTGCAGCTGATTCTCTTCTCTGCTTAACAACTTCAATCAACTGTCTAATATTTTCTCTGAGTTTTTGCTCTTGCTTGGGGATCATCTTTGTATACCTCTTTCCATAATTAGTTTCATAACTTCGTTCACGATAACTAAATTTTCATTCTTTTTCTTTCTGGGTTTTTTCTTGGGTTTACCCAACCCAGATTGCAAAGGGCCTGAGTAACCGGTCACATTCCCCGGCGCCCCACCGGGTCCGCCACCCCCAAGTGATGTTTCATTCACAGGATCTTGTGCTATTGTAGAAACTGGAGATGGTTGTCCAAGGATATTGAATAACTCATCGATCTTATCTTGTGGAATATACTCAGATAGCTGTCGTAATGATTCCACATCTTCTGGGTTGGTTACTAAATTGCTGACCAACTGCCGCGAGTCGCTGGCGCTAAAAGGTTTGTTATCAGAGCGCTCAGAAGGCACTACAGCGTATTCCTCACCAGCTAAGACGTTAACCCCTCTCTTCTTCTTTTTATATTCAGAGGCGCCTTTCCAGCGCATGAAGTCGCGATCTTTTCTGCTAGCGCCCAAAATAATATCGTCTCCCGCCTTGATATCTAGCGGAGATGTTTCACTAATATATTCATAAGCAATGCTTACTGGCGATCTCATCTCTGAGTCTGCAACTTGTATTTCAACACCCGGCAGGTTTGTAACATCAGAGAAGACTGTTTCCCAAATTCGTCGGGAATGTTCTGCACTAACTTCTGAATCGTCATGCGGCAGCTTCCTCAGCGCGCCTTTAGGGTTGGAAATCAAAATAATTGTTCTGTCCGCCTTTGGCACACCGTCACCGGTAGCATAACGACGTACCATATCGGCATGCCCTCTGTGTGGTGGCTTAAATGCACCTGGGACAAGAGCGATGGTCTGACCCGGACGATCTGCAAACTTGCGATCTCCTAGCGTCTCATATTCATCACTATACCATTCGTCTTCTGGAGGCTCTTCTTCGAACTGTTCCTTTAGACTGTTGGCATAGTCCATAACTGCGTTGTAGATGGTTCTCTCGGCGTTCTCTTGAACAACAATGTCTACGATAGGGGTACCTGCCAAGACGTCCTTATAAACCATTTGTGGGAGTTTCTGGTGTTTGTGCCCTGCGGCCTTAATTTCTGTCAACCACTCGGCTATAGTTTTCGTTATTTGTTTATTTTTTGAGATTTGAACAGTAAAGTTTCGGCGATCAACGGATTCACCAGTAAATTTGGCAGTTTTATCTACCATAAAGTTAGCGCGACTAAATTCCAGACGATCTACAAATTTCACTCCATTACCCGCATGATCTACTGCTACATATCCCTCTGGATTCGTCGCAACCAGATCTCCAGAGCCATCATCTACAAAGTGCTTTGTATTATACACAGCATTGTTGTATTTCTCAATAAAAATGTTTTTGGCTTCAAACAATAGACGAGATACCTGAAAGAGATTAAGAATATCTTCTTTTTTGCTATCGAGCAGTTGAATATCTTGCAGAGCTTTTGTTTCGGCTTTGCCGCGGCCTTTCTCGCTTTTTAGCTTACTGATTTTCTTTTCAGAACGCTCGAAATACCAGTTCTTAAAGCCATCAAAAGAACGTTCTGGATCCTCCAAAAACTGTCCGCCTTTAATTTCGCTGTTAATATAGATATTCAGAAGCGCAGAAGGCAAATTATTATAGTCTATACTTTCATTAACCGCGTCAGCCTCTTTAACTAAAGAAAGAATTCTCTTCTCTTCACCAGCAGTAAGAGTTACTGTACCGGTGTCATCTGTAAAGAAAGCATCATCGAACCAAATCCCCGGCGGTCGGTTCAGCGCGCTTACATCTGCTCCAAAGCTAGCGCCGCTATCTAGACTATCATATGTAGTGTGAAACACAATACCAAATTTCGATTGCCCAATCTCTCTACCTAAGTCTGAATCAACCGGTACCGCATAAACTATCGTGTTTGGCTTAAAGCGGTAGTGTGGTTCTCCATCTATTTGAACAACATCGAGCATTTCATCATCGAACATGAAATCACCCTGCAGAATATTTTTGATCCCAAGGGAAGGGAGATATTTTAATGCTTTCGATAATTTATCAACAAGCCCGGGCGCATGCCCGTGGTTTCTGACAATATCCTCTTCAGTGTAGTTAATTTTAGGAACCTTATTAAAGATTGATTTAGTTCCTACAAAAAACTTACCATTCTCGGGGTTGATACCAACAAACATCGCCGGTGCACCATCCCATTTAACAGATGTTTGCACATGCGATTTAGAATTCCCCTTTAGGGTTTCAAGAAGTTCTAACAGAAATGCCCGGGCCATTTTATAGCCGGCTGGACCTTGCGTGAGAACTAACTCTTCGAGGTGAGTAAGGTGTGTGTTGGCACTGCCTTCTTTTAAAAGTGTGGGCATTTATTTTCCCTCGTTTAAACTTTCTTCTAAGATATTCAGCTTCTCTTCCAACAACTTCATTTCGTTTTGCATCTTACGAGCAGAACGACGAACTTCTTTAATATGCTGTTTAGCTAAAGTTAAGCGGTGCTCCTCTGTTATAGAACGAGGCTTAATTGCTGTGATTATTTCCTGCAACCCGTGGAGATAAGTAAATATATTCCTATCTAAACCTTCTCCTAAAATAAAGTCACTCCAATTTTTATCTAGCGACATCGTTTATTTACTTCTTTTTGGGCTTAGAGGCTTTTTTTACTTTTGGTGCTTTCTTCTCCACCGCTTCATCAGCAGCCGGTACAACCGCCTTTTCTGGTTTGGCGACAGGCTGTTCTTCTTGTACAGTTTCCACAACTGCTTTAGCTGCATTTCTTCTTGCGATAAGCAATCTTTTCCATTTTTTACCCATTTTTCTTCTCCTTAAGTTGTTTAATGGCGCGCTTTACAATCTCTTGCAATCGTACTTCGACGCCCTCGTTTTTTGTGGTATCATCTTTCTCACCCTCGTGGGTTTTAGACTCATCGCCCTCGCGATCTCCACCATCGGTGTAGTCTTTGGCTCCCGGGTCATTTTTATCCTTACCCTTATCACCCTTAGAAGCACCAGTATCACCTTCTTCAAGTTCTTCTGATTCCTCTAATGATACTCCGGCACCGCGGTGAGCGGCTGCAAAGTCCTGGTTTTCATTTAATTTGTTGAGATCCATTTTTAGACCCCAGGCTTCTGAAAGGAGACCCTTGAGTTCTCCGTTCTTCCATTGTTTTGTGGACATTATTCTACTGTCTCCTTTTTGTAGATGTTCAAAATAAATAGTACTCTTTATGCTATCTTCCCAATCTCGGAAGCACATGTTTCCTTTTTCGTAGGCTTCTCGCTCCATATTTCGCAGATGATCATTGGTTTGAGCATATCCCGCACCCATCTCACCGGGGCTGTCAAACTCTCCACGACAATTTTGTGCATGATGTACCAACTCGTGAGAAATAGAGCGCATGATATCTTTTGGATGGCGCCCTGTTATGAAAACTGTGATTGCTTTACCCGCGGGATCATAAAAAGCTGTCTTTCCTAAAGGATCTTCTGCGTTCTCCGCAGAACCTTTAAGGAATAATTTTGGAGGTTCATTAAAACCCATCTTCTCTTGTGCATAAGGAAGAAATCTTTTAATCATAGGGTTGATAATATCGATCATTTAGAAACAAACCAAGTCAAGATTATAGAGTATTGTAAACTACTAGTATAAATAGTTGCAACTCACCCCTTTTCCACAAACTTTGGGTTTATTTGATCAGACCTCTGCACTTTTGACACTAATTTTAAGCTAGGGGTAAAGAACTCCACCTCAACCTGATTACTATTAGAAAGTGGCATCACATTTGAAATCGACACCATTCGATTACCTTTTATCTCATTTTTGATGCCAGTAATCACTCCATAGTGAGGTTGCCATTCACGCAATTTATAACACCATTTTTTCCATTCTACAATATCGCCAACTTCTAAATTTTCGGCAGATAACTCTCCAAAAACCGGTTTCTCATCCATTATAGACGACAACCCACGAACAAACCTTTTGCTGCAGAAAAGAATTCATTTTTTCATAAGCTTCGTCTTTGCTTAAAAATGGACCATCAGAAGCCAGTTCTTCGCTCTCAAGATCATATTTGTAGAGTATATAAAGCGTCTTTCCACGCATTGCCGGCTCATTTGGAATTAGAGTTTTTGTCTTTCTTTTATCAAGTCTCATATGTGTCATAAATAGCGCACAATTTTCTATTGGAAATAAAAAAGTTCATCTTTTTGGATTCACATTGACTATACTAAGGGATAAAAGGGTGATAACTGCGAATTCAAAACCACAAAGGGCGTATAATCCCCAAGAGCCACAACACACAAGTAGATATTTCCAAGGTGCGTTATTAAACGTAAACAGCATTAGTTAAAGCCTATTTCTTCTATCTCGTCTTTATCGATCACAAAAACAATACCATCTGAAGACATGGACAGACATTGTTCATCTTCTTCTGTTCCAAAATCTAGAATATAGATATCTTTGCCTCGAAATAGCTTCACAACTTGTTTCGTAGATGGTTGAAAACACCAAATCTCACCAGTTCCCTTAATTATGTGAAAGGGTGTCAGTGCACCGTCGGCGTCCTTTATAGTGCCAGAGATTTGTTTAACTAAGACTTTAAACTTCTTGGCGTCAACATTATCCCACGCCATTTTAGAATAGTTTTGGCCAAGCAATTGCTATAGCCATTATAAATTGAACAGTAGCAAATACAGCAACTGCCTTGGTTTTAAATATTTTAAGCTCTTCTATCTCTTTGATATACATACTCAGCTGAGTGGGTGAAACAACTTCGTCTACTTTGTTTTTCCACGTACGGATATCTTCGATTCTCTCTTCTCGCACACGCAGTTCAGCCAATTTCTCTTTTATATCTTGAAGCTCTGATCTCAAATCCTCGATAGTAAGAGAAAGAGTCTCTAGTTGTTTTAAAACTAGTTTTGAGTATTGATCCCACCCATTATCATCTTGCATAATAAAACAGCCTCCCGCACCATGGTATACTAATACTATGATAAATAGTGGTTAGCAAGTCATTTGCTATAAGTCATTTACCCCAGATGTAACCCGGTGTCGGTTTTCGCCGGTTTCTTGATTATCAACTCAAAATTGTCTGGTTTTATTTCGCTAAGTTTTTGCCGTCGCTAGCTTATTGGGCTACATCCTCTGCATACTTTACTTTTCTTGCTATAATTTTAATCTCTGGGTATTGCTCAGATAAAGCGTTGATAGCTTCCACATTATTCCCGGAGTCATCGAAAAACAATACATCTGTAGCACCTTGTTCTATTCGATCGGCTACCCACGCCGCCTTGGCGCTGGGATCTGAATCTGCTAAAAGCTCGAATGTAATTTTCGAAGTATCAAGCCCAATGCTCTCAAGATAATCCCGAATCGCGCCCTCTGCCCCGGGCGCCCTCGCCGTCAAGATAGCAATCTCACGCCCCTCTGTGCCGGCATTGATTGCATTGCGAACAATGTTGGTAATTTGTTTAATTTCTCTTGGGTTAATCACTTCATCAAACTCTGAAAAGTCATAATCATAGTCTGGGTTAAAATCGTGCGTTGCGTATTCGGCTGGTGTCAT